ACTACTCATGGAACTTTAGATACTGAAGCTACTAATGTAGGAACTACAGATATACAAGTTTTAGCAGATTTCGCTGGCGGTAGTGACGATGGTACTACTGGTGCAGCTACTGTAACTGTATTGTATATTCAAAATAATAACTTATCTTAATATAAATAGGGCCTTTTAAAGGCCCTTTTATTTGTATATAGTTAACATTATGGCTAAAGGTTTAGATCAATTAATTTACGATCCTAGTTTAGAACAACAACCAGATTTTTTTGAAATACAAGAGAAATTAAAAAAGAAAAAAGAAGAAAATAAAACTTCTTCTGAAGAAGAAATTCTAGACATGGATCTCGGTTCAGATAGCGATTCAGATGACTCTAGTGATGAAGTAGATAAAGCTAGTGAAAAAGTAGATGAGGCAGCTTCTCAATTAGCTAAATATGCAGATGCTTATAAAAAAATATCTGCAAATTCAGCAGCAATAAAACCAAAAGCAGGAGCAAATTTAATGGGAGCAACTAGATCTATGAACCCGTTTGGCGCACTAGGAAAAGTAGAACAATCTACAAGTCCGTATTTTGCTTCTCAAGGAGCATTAACTAATGCTAAATTTAAAGATATAAATAATAAAATTCAAACTTTAAGAAAAATTTTACAAGGAGGTGTAAATGTCTAGTTCAGATATTTTCGCTAATAGCACTACTACAACAGGAAGCGATGTTACTTT